TTAGAAGGGGATTTCGTCATCCTCTTCTTGTGAGGAACCAGAGGAGGTTTGTGAAGAGGTGGTGGAGTCCCTCTCCTCTGGAGCAGCAGCTTTCACTTCACCGTCAGCGACGGAGACACTCAGAGCTTTGGCCTGTTGATATAACGCCGTGTCTGTAATGCGACCTTCAATATCGACAGCGTAGTTTGCATACGACTGGTCATTTCTGTTTGTCTCTTCAACAGAAGTTACACGCCAGATGTTACCATACAGTGGCATTTTTACAACCTGCCCTGTCTTCGGATGCTTCATCATCTGAAGACTAATCTTCGACTTCCAACGGCGGCTGACCTTCAACGCTGTAATCTTCATGTCAAGAACCGCAGGGTTCCATGTGCCATTCTCTGATTCGTATAGCACATAATAGTTGTCAGCTTTGACCATCTCGTTGCCGTTTGGCAGCAACTCTTTGTTGCCTTCGCGTACAACTTTACCAAGGATCGGATCGGTAGGTGCGATCTCTCCAACGAAACCCCCACCGTTATCGATAGGAACCCACTCAGTGTATTTGGTTATGGTTGCACAGATCACGACACGCAATCCTTCGCTGCCATCCCAGAACTCATTCGTAAGGTTGTTAAAGATATCGCCTGCACCAAGACCCTTGATGTACTCAGGTTTGTTTTTGTTTACCTGCGGTGACATCTGTTGTGCCAACCGCAAGAACGGCATGATCATCTCGTCTGCGGCAAACGACGAACCGTCCCCCGCATCCGCGAACATATCTTCCAAAAGGTCTGTGCTTAACTCTGCACTTTTTTTCTTTGCAACTGCTGTAGTCATTTTACTTTCTCCGAATTTCTGCTGTGTTTGCTACGAACGCCCCGAACATATCGAGGTCGATTGGTTTACCATCCGTGATGCGTTCCTTTACAAACGCCTTCAATGTGGATGGGTGAACGTGGGTCTTGGTCTTTGGATCAAAACCACGGTCTTGCAGCAAACCAACTACGTCCCCTGCAACATTGTCCTCGCCTTTGCCAAACGAAACGGTGATGTCGTTCTTGATGATGCTGTCGAGATTGTTCTCGCGCAGCCACGCAAACGCTTCATCCTTCCGTCCGACAGGTATAGATGCATGTACCTGCAACTTTGTTTGTACAGTCAAGCCATCAACATCCAAGCGGTCCACTCCCATCTCATCCATGAGCATAGGGATTTGTTCCGTTGCTAGTCTGTGCTTGTCCTGCTTGAGCAGCTTGAGGTGATTCTCTGCTTGCTCGATCTCCTGTTCCACGCCGCGCAAAGCTCGGACCAAGGAACTAAGTGACTTGCCAGTTTCAGTATCGACATTTGTTAATGCACTGGCGTCATCAAACATGTCTTCAAAGATATCGTCGGTATCCATTACAAGTATTTCCTCTTCAGGGTTGATTTGTGTGGCAGCCTCGTGCTATCCACGTTATGGACAATAGTGGAGATATGTGATGGATGTCAACTACAAATTTAAATTACCGCCCTTCGATCATCAGCGTGAAGCATTGGAATATGGGTGGGACCGAATAGAGTTCGGGATGTTTATGGAGATGGGGACAGGCAAGTCCAAGGTTCTCATAGATAATATCGGCATGTTGTACCAAGCAGGGCAGATAGATTTCTGCCTCGTGATCGCGCCGAAGGGTGTGTATCGTAACTGGGTTGCCAAAGAAATTCCTGAACACATGTCGGACGCCGTGCCGCATCGAGTGATTCGGTGGGTCGCGTCCCCAAACAAAAGTCAACAGGCTGAGATGCGCTCAGTCAAGAACAAGTTCGATGGCCTGACCATCTTTGTGATGAATGTCGAGGCGTTCTCTTCACCCAAAGGTAGGACGGCAGGGGAGTGGATGGGTCGTGCGCTTGGGGCCAACGGCCTGATTGCAATCGATGAAAGCACCACCATTAAGAACCATAAGGCCAAGCGCAGTAAAGCACTAATGAAGATAGCCGCAGCCTTCAAGTACAAAAGACTCTTGACAGGATCTCCCATAACAAAAAGTCCGATGGACATCTATGCGCAGTGCGAGTTCCTCCGCCCTGGGCTTCTCGGGTTCGACAGTTACTACGCATTCCAGGGTAGATACGCAGTGGTGCAGCGCAAAACCATGGGCGCACATGCTTTCCAACAGATCGTTGGCTACAAGAACCTCGATGAACTTACCAAACGCATCGATGCCTTCAGCTATCGGGTCTTGAAACAAGACTGCCTCGATCTCCCAGAAAAAATCTACACCGTTCGATACGTTGGCATGACCAAGGAACAGGTGTCGATGTACAATCAAATCCGCAAACACGCCATGGTGCTGCTCGAAAGCGGGGAGATGTCCACCGCGCCTGCTGTCATCACGCAGATGCTCCGCTTGCAGCAGATATTATCGGGGCATCTCAAGACAGACGATGACGAAATGGTATACTTCCCATCCAAACGCATGGATGCCCTCGAAGAAATTCTCGAAGAGCATGACGGCAAGTCAATCATCTGGTCCCGTTTCCGCTACGACATCCAACAGATCGTCGCGCGGCTTAATCAAAAGTACGGTGAAGGGTACGCCGCAGCGTACTATGGGGATACATCGGACGAAGAACGCAACGACATCGTCCGCAACTTCCAGAACCCAAGCCACCCGCTCAAATGTTTCGTCGGTAACCCAGCCACCGCTGGCTATGGTCTGACTTTGACCGAAGCCAATCTCGTGATATACTATGCTAATGACTTTAATCTCGAAACTCGGATCCAATCCGAGGACCGCGCACATCGGATCGGGCAAAAGAACAACGTGACTTACGTCGATCTGATCACAGAGCGGACAATCGATGAGCAAATAGTCAAGGCACTTCGTGCCAAGATCGAGATAGGTGCAACAGTTTTAGGTGAACAGGCTAAACAATGGCTGACTTTGACCCCGACTACGAACAAATAACCAAGCTGATGGTGGAGCGCATAGGTGGCTACGCGTCTCCCAAAACCCAAGCCAAAGAATTGATGGCAATGACTGGCCTCGAAGCCGACGTAGCCGAGGCATTCTTTAAAGGTCTTACCTCCAGAGGAGCCAACCGCCCGTCCGATGTTCGAGGATACAGAAAAAAAGCCCCGCAAGAGCGGGGCTAGTACGAGGCGTCAAAGGCCACAGGCGTGTGGACCATCGAGCAGTCGGGTGTATTCTATCAGGCAGCTTCCATTTCTGCAACAGCTTTGCGAATAAGAACAGATAGTTGTCGCGCCATGGACCTCTGCTCTGCTTCAGCTAACTTCCGCAGCAGATCGTGGTCCTCTTTTACAAGTCCCACGTTCTGAAATTGTACCTTGTCTTTTTCCTTTAACTTCTTGCGAGCCATGCTTGTCTCCTATTTGTTAGGAACTTATACCCCATTTGTTATTTCTCGACAAGTGTATATGCAGTGACCTCTTTGAAGCCGTTCGATGCCGTTGTAACGACAGGTTCTAGTTCATGTACGCTTAGTCCTGTCTCATATGACAGTTCTTCTAGGGTATATGACCCGCCGTGTTCCGCAATCAGTTGACGTATCGCGTCAGCAATCCGCTTATCTCTTGCGTCCTTGCGGTCTTCGCGTTCGACGGCGTGGATGTACCCTTCCACCGCATCGCTGTCCATCGCTTCTTCGATCCGAATGCACCGCCATGGTATGTGTTCGCGCTTGTCTTCGTAGTTCGGAATGCAGTGGGCAAACACCATCTGCCCTTCTTGCAAATCCATGCGGTCCACAATCCTTTTGTTGAAGAACACCGCCTCACCCTCGTCGTTCGCGCCAAACGCGCTATCAGAATAGGTGCGGCTCTCGATGATAACAGACATAGCTGTCGTATTAAAACTTTGGTTCATAAGTTTCTCCTTGTTCATGTTTGTTCCTGTAATAGTTTAACTGCTGTACGAGTGCCTCGATCCTTGGATCTCGGTGGTTCTCCCACTCGATGTCGTCTACCTGTTTCTGTAGATCCTTAATTATGTCGCTGATCAGTTCTAATCTTTTCATTTCTTGGTAACCCATATCTATGTTTCACTTGCATCACCGCTTGATGCGTTACGCCAAGGATGTCTGCGATCTCTCGCAATGTCATTTCCTTTTCTAACATCCGATTAATCATCTTGGCTTTGTCCGACATGGCCTTGGGTCTTCCTCCCTTCCTTGCGTTTTCCTGTGCTTGTTTCGGATCGCGGAACATTACGTTCGGACCTAGTTTGGGATTGTCCTCCCTGTCCTTTTTGTTTTGTGCGATCCATGCTTCTCGATACAGTTCCTCGTATGCCTCACGGTTCATATGTTTATACCTGCCTTCCTCAAATCATATACGAACTTTTTTAATTCTTCCCGCGCTCTCCATAGATCATGCTGAACATTCGGATGGAAGTTGGTGCGGTTTGCTTCGCGTTCGTACTTGTTTACTTCATTCTTTAAGAAACGATACTCCGCCTGTTGGGCAGGGTTTAACGCCTCGTCACCCATCGACAACCTCCCATACGCTCTCGGACCCCGCATCTGTGCCTGTGTCCCTGATCGCACCCATGTTGTGCAGGGCAGACAGGTTAGTCCGCACGATACTCAGCTTCAGACCCATGCGATCCGACAGTTGACGCGCGGTCCCCTGACCTCGGCGCAACTCAACTAGGATCTGTTCCTTACGCGTCAGCTTCTCGTTGTCGCCACGCTTTACTCTGATTCTATTCCATATCTTCTTGAACATCTTTTATCTCCTTCAATGTTACTGGTTCACTATAGATATCTAGTATAGCAATCCCTTCCTTTTCTGCACCTGTTAATGCACAGAACTCTTGACGCGCAGCCACTGCCGCATCGGCGGCGTTGGCTGCTTCAACCAACACCAACCGCTGCACCACGCCCTCGCATATTACTTCATACGTTTTCATTGTTCTTTCCTTTGTTTCAAGAAATAACCCTTGGGGTGGTAATTTGAATTGATGCAGTGAGAAACGCGGTGTCCCTCTTGTAACGCGTGTCGGTGCGTCTTCTCACACTTTGGACAAAAGAAAATTAGTTGGTTGCCCTCTTTTCTGCATTCATAGGTTGGTATATTCTCAGTCATCCCATTTCTCCTCATACTCTACCAACGGTGCGGTGTATTCACGGCACTCCTTGTCTGTCTGTACCTGTTCCTTAACGAACTTGATGAAATCAGAATACTCATTGTTCCATATTACGCCAGTAAATCTATCAACCGCCGCCTTCTGTTCGTCAGTCAACGTCTTCCAGTACAGATACAGATTGTTGCAGTATCTAGCTTGGTCCTCCCATTCCTCCTCGTCCAACTCATCTTCAGGATCAACCAAGTCCATCCAGTTCGACAAGGTCGGGTCGGCAATGTCAGCCTCGATTAGTCTATCTAACTCTGTCATTTCTTCTTCTCCCACTGATCTACTTCCGCGTACCAATTGCCAGTGTCCTTGCTCTTGCAAACCTGTGCATTGATCCACTCACCCTGCTGCTCTTCCAACCATCGCAGCAATTCTTCACGACGAATCGACAACTCAAACAATACCCATGGCGGCTTCTTGGGCTTCGGCTCTCGGACATAGAAACCTTTTACGAATATCTTTTCCTTCGAACTGCGATGATACCCATGTTTCTGCATCAACTTCTCCGCCATGTTTCGGGCAGTCGCTGCTTCCTCAAACGTAGAGGCAGGGTCCTTTGCTTTCCGAAGCAAACTTTCAATCTTGTCCTTGCTCATCGGCACACTCCATACATACCTCGGCGTCATCCCCCATGATCTTAGTCACAGGCGCACCGCAGTCACATAGCCGCTCGATCTCTCCATCACCGCTGCACGTTTCACAGATCTCCATCTCAACATCGATCACGCCAACATCTCGGCCCACGTTATGCGGACGCGGAACCTCGTAGATGATGTCCCCCTCACCAAAACAATCAGGACACGGCGTCATGATCGGCGTCTCTTGCAACTCGATCAACAAATCTTTCATCTTACCCATCACCCAACCTCCAACTGTCTATGTCAACCAGACCCTTTGTTGCATCACGAATAGATTTAGCGTGTAGAACGTTTGGTGTGGTTTGCCCTTTCATGTAACGACTGATCGAACCCTGATTTATGCCAGTCAATTCGCTCATTCTTCTTTGAGAAATCTTATGCGCTTTCATGTATGCCTCTAACGTCCATTTAGCGTTTGTGTCTTCAGGGAGTGCAAATGGGTTTTTAAAAGTCGGTGGGACTTTCTGAACGATATACTCCTGCTTTCTCGGCACACTTATTTTTTCTGTCTTTGGTTTCGCTGTCAGCATTTGTTGTTGCAACGATATCATTTGACGTTGCGCTTCCATCACATTCTTCTGACATTCGATCACATACCTTAAATCATTTTCTGTCGTCATCACCACTTCTCCCCGAATACCTTGCGGAATATCTCGTCCAACATATCTTCCATCTCACGATCAGACATCACGAAACTCCTTCAATACGGCCTTGACCAAGACCCGATGCGCATTCGCATCCTCAATCGTTTCAAACTCTGGCGTCCCCGCCGTCACAAAGTTAACGCCGTTAACATCCATGGACCCGCACCAATACTCCAAGTCTCCAAGATAATTCTCCAACAGACCCTCGATGTCTTGCTTCAATCCCTCACGCATCTTCTTCCTCCTCACGATAAACAAAACCCTCTGGCACATCGGCATCGTAACCAAGCCAACCCTCCATCTCAGTCATGCCAAGCTCAAACGCATCCAACTCCGCCTTCGTATCGAAGCTGTATGTGATAGCCTCTTGCCCATCTTCGGGACACTCGCCCCACAAAATACTAATCTTATGCATACTGATACTCCTCAATAAACGCGAACCCGCCGCCGTTGCCCTCTTCGTCCATCGACAAAGACATCTCAACAGTCTGACCGCCCAACCGCAACGTAAACACAGGGAACGGCTCCAACGCATCCTCGTCCTCGACAAACCGAAACCCAATGATCTTCGCTCCAACCAACTGGCTGTAATACTTCTGCATATCCATCACGCGTCCTCCTCGTCTAAGTCTGGCTCCCAACACTTGTCCTCGCCATTCACATAATGGCCCTCGAACCCCATGCCCTCGTCCTGATAGTCAGCGTCAACGCTGATACCCATCTCATGCAGCTTGTCCCAAACAGGAACAGGCGGAGACCACGCCGTCCAACAGTTGAACACAAACGAGGCGTTCATGTTTGCAGGGTCAGTGTCTTCATCATCGTGGATCGTCAACGGCTGCGTGGCATCAACGTCAACGACATCCCACTTTGTACCCCAGTTCTTAACACGCCAGTCATACCAACCCTCGACCTCGTACCCCTGCCACTTGGTCTTAGGGGCAAGCCACTGCTCAAACGGCATCGGGCAGATTAACTGACAAAACTCTGGGTCAGCCTTGGTTAGATGATCATACAGTTCTTTGACCAAGAACCTTGGACCGTGAATCTCTACTTGCTGATAACAATGATTAGGCATTTTCTCTTTCCTTGGTTAGTTGTTTAATACTTGCAAGTAAAACACATGTGGAAAGAATAGTCCAGAATTATTTTAATCTCGGATCGTGGACCTTGGGTCACTGAGTTTACACTATAGGGGTTTTCCCAGAGATTTTATTTTTTTTTTTTTTCATCCAAATCAGGTGTAAATTGTGTAAATTGTGTAAATGCACCTATATAAATAAGGGGTTTCAGAGATGTTTTCCGTTTACACTTCAAAAAATAATTTACACTTCAAGTGTAAATGCAGCCCAGACCTAGGTTTTTCTTCACAGGTTTTTCTGAAATCTCTGGAAAATACCGCTATATAAGGATAAGTTGTTGGCAGACAACAAGAGGCAGCTATGACATCGATCAAACAGAAGGTTGAAGAAGAGTATGGGCGGCAGCTAACTAACCGACAGATGACCTTTGCTAGGCACATTGTCGAGGGCGTGTACTCAAACGCTGAGTGCGCTCGGAAAGCAGGGTATCAACCTGATCAGGCAAAAGACTACGCGTCCAGACTTTTAAACGGTCGAGATTATCCACACGTTCTGGATTACATACAGGAACTGCGAGAGGAACGCGAACGCCGATATGGTGTGTCAACCATTGGTCAATTGGAAAGACTGCACAAGCTATCTCTTGGGGCCGAGGAGGCAGGGCATTTTTCAGCAGCCATCAACGCGGAGAAGATACGCTCTGCATTGGGTGGTCTGACTGTTGATCGAAGAGAGAACGTCAACACGATCGATCAGCTATCGAGAGACGAAATAGTGGCTCGACTTGCTAAGCTGCAAGAGCAGTATCCACAAGCCTTTGTCATAGATGGAACAGCAAAGGATGTGACACCAGATGAGCAAGGGACCAGAGGCGAACTTTTGGAATACAATTCGGAACAATCTGCCGAAGAAAGCCTTCGCAACGAGGATTGAGAACAAGCACGGCGGCGGTGTCCCTGATGTTCATGTGGTTTGGGATGGGCTTGCGTTCTGGTTGGAACTAAAGTGCGCGAAATCTAGCGCAGTAAAAATCTCTCCTCATCAAATCGCGTGGCATATGGCGTATTACGCTCGTGGAGGGGCAAGTTTTTTCTTAGTAAAGTCCCTCTCTACAGGGCATCTTTATTTGTTTTCAGGAGAAAAAGGGCCAGATTTACTTGAAAAAGGAGTAAATGGGACCGATGGTGCGCGGTTCGAGAGCCTTGCGGCTCTGTGGGAGCATCTTGCGGCTCGTCTTGCGCCTTAAATCTTGCGCGTCTCTTGCGGCTTGCGCCTCTTGCGCCTCGATGGGGACATAAAAAGCCGCTCGGGCGAGATACATTTTCCCGAGCGGCGGGTGTCCAGGGGGCGAGATACATTTTCCCCCTGGCAAAAGGGCCACGGTCCTATAGTTCACTTTGTAAAATGTCTTTTAGTTCTTGAACAGTAATTCCTAATTTTTCCGCGTACCACTTCAAAGTGATGTTTGGATTTTGGTCGTAGTACTCGGCAATGTCTTGCCGAGTAAAGTCTGCGGGTGATTTCCAAAAAAGTTCTGTCATTTTTAATGCTCCACGATTGCTATTGATTTTGCTTGGCTCGATCCCTTGCATAGTTTGCAGGCGGTACACTGGACGCGGCGTCCGGCCTCTTTTGATGCAGGGCAAAGTGCTTCGTTGTTATGGTCCAAGTGACCTAAGTCTGCGATCACTCGGAAAGTGCGGCGTCCGGCTTTCCAGTGCATCACGGCCTCGTGATAATCGTCTGCGGATTGCATTGCGATATCGGGGCGCCATGGTTTCTGGTGGCTGTAAGCTGTCCAAGTGTCGCATTCTGCTAGTAATTCGTCCCACACCTCGGATGGTACGGCGGCGGGGTCGCCGTACGTCCCGACGCGTACGAAGCGACCACGGCCCATGGTGCGTGGGTCGCCCTCTTTATATACGCCGTCAATAAAAGCCTTGTATACGATCAAGACGCCTTGCGCGATGTTTACATAACACTTGCGCTTTTTGGCTATCTTGCGCGTGGGGTCTGTCGTTGGTTCGCCGCGCATCACGCAATCGCCGCAAATAGAAAAGTCTGCGCCAGTTTTTGACGCGTCGCGCGGGTCCATGTCCGCGCGGATGATATAAGTTTGAACTACGCGCCCCGTTTTAGTGTTGCGGTTCGAATAGGTCGCAATCATTACGATTGGTTCGCCATCCAATAGGCTAGGCCCGTTGTAAAGTATAGCGTGTTTCATGTTCTTTCCTTTCTAGTTGAACAAGTTAACAATAACTAGAATACAAGTAAAACGCAAGCGTTATCTTGCGGCCCTCTTGCGCTTCGATCTTGCGGCCCGTGGGCCGCGCCGCTCTTGCGGCCTCGGGCCGCTCCTTTACTGTGTGCCGCAGGCACTCCGTAAAAAGCGCGGGTACGCCGCGCAAGTGACCGCGCCACGCGCGGCACACCTTTTATATTTACAGTAGAAGAAGGGAGCCGAAGCCCCCTTCAGTTTAGTGTAGGTCTTGCTCGTCACGGTCATAGATATCCTGCCACTTGCGACGGGATTCTAGTTCGCGCCAGTACGTTTCATAGTCCTGACCTGCGAAACCTGACTCTGAGCTTTCCCAGAAGTCCCAGGGGTACGGCGCACCCCTGTCAAATATCTCTTTCATTCGACGTTCATCTTTTAGCTGTGACATATTACCATTCCTTTCTATCGCCGTTGCGTTCTGCTTCAGCGTACCCCGCACGGTACTCTTCGATCTCAGCGTCATCCATATAGAACATCTCGATACGTTCGCTGCTGTACGTGTCGCCAGCGTAGTAGTGCGGTTTGAATGGGCGACCGTAGTAGTAGTCGGCACCCCCTCTGTCGAAGGGGCCACCGTGTCTCTTATCTATTTGTTTAGCAACTACACCGTCTCCGATGTAGATGCCTGTGTTCCAGTCTGGTTTGATTTGAGGAACCTTCACTTGTCTTCTCCTTTCAGTATCTTTCTTATGGCGTAGGTCACTGATCCAGCACCTCCGATCTCTGCTTGTAGATAACCGTCACTGTCGCAGTCGGCGCACAGTTCTTCGATCTCTTTGACAAGATCGCCACTGGCTTTGGCTGCTAGGTTCCAAGCCATCATAGCTGCGGTCATGAGGTGAACTCGGTCCTCCTTTGCGTGAAGGTTGACCCAGTCCATGATCTCGTCGAAACTATTTGGTGTCGCGAACATCTCGTTCGGTTTGATTACATTTGCATTTGACATCTTCGATACTCCAATCTGATGTGTCTGGTGTGATTGTTTGGTAGCACTTGGTACAACGCCACGTCGCTGTCATACCTTGGCGGTGAAAGCGGCCCCTGAACCAGAAGCCGCTCCAGTCGATATCATTCTTTGACAATGGTCGCGTCTTTGTAGGTGACGGTCATGTTGCCAAACTTCATGTCGATCTCACCGAGAGCTTTGAACACTCGCTCGTTGAAGTCGCTGTTGCTGGTGTCGAGCCAGTCCTTCAGATCACCGTCCTCGGCAAGATACTGAACCTGATTGTCGATCATACCGTCTAGCTCGTACGAGTAGTCATCGAGCCGGAAGCTGTTGGACATGTAGTCACTGATCTTGTCGTCAATGTCGATGTCGGTATTGCCCTCGATCAGACTCTGGATGCGAGGTTCGAGTAGCGTCCACAGTGCGTCGGCTAACTTGTTGTTGAAGTCTTCTGTCATGTTGTATCTCCTTTGACAGTTGGGGTGGGGGCCGAAACCCCCACGTTGGTTATACTTTGGGTGCGTACTCTTCGAGCCACTCGGGGTCGCCACTTATCAAAGCAGCGTTCCGTGTGATCTCTGTCTTGTACGTGTCACCATATTCGAAACTCCCGTCGTGCATGAGCGGTGACGTAGCTGCGACGAACCACCGAGCGTATGGGTCTTTCGCTTCGCTTTTGGGCATCTTGTACGTCTTGAGTATGCGCCACTCCCATCCGTAGGGCGAACGGTACACGGCGTATGGGTTCTCGATGTCACGGGTTTTTCCGAATTGATTAGGCATGTTGTATCTCCTTCTGCCAGTTGGTGCGGGAGCCGAAGCCCCCGCGATTGAATTAGTATGGGATCTCGTCATCTAGCTCTTTGGACAAGTTGACCTCGTCCTTCCGAGACTTGAGCTTGATCTTGTACTCGACCACTTTCTCGAAGCGAGTCTGGTCGTACTCAGTGTTCGAGTGCATTGACTGGAACGCTTGAGTTAAGATCTGACGGATGTCCCGATGAAGACATTCTTCGTATGACCAGCCGTCTGAATCGACGTACTCAGTCAACACTCGATCCAGAACCTTGAGGTCGTGGACAGTGAACTCACACTTGATTGCGATGTCTTCAGTCGGAACGTAAGAATATTTAGCCATTGTGTATCTCCTATATTAGCTAATAATGAACAACGACGACGACAGAATGACCGTCGACCGTGCCCCTGTCTTTTGTCGGGGCTGATGTTTGGGTCAAGGGGTGCCACTGCATCGCAAAAAAAAGTTGTGCGAGACCTATGGCGATGTAACTAACTCGATGCCAGCGTCCCGCCCCACTAAAAAGAGTGCGAAGCACCACTGGGCGGGACTACGTTGCCGCGAAGAACGCAACTTTATTTTGCCCCCTTGACGCGAACAATCTGAACAGACTAAGACCTGGGGTCGTGTCGCACGGTCACTTCTGTTGTTGTTGTTGTTGGTACTCGATGCCTGGGTAAGAACTACGCAGGCGCGACACCGACATCTCCATCTCTGTGCAACAACGCCTGAAAGTTCTTAGGACTATTCGGAGTCGTCTTCCGAATAGTCTGTGCCCAGGATAGCATCGAGTATGCCGTTAAAAAACTAAGCAAGTGTGAACTATGTAGCTGAACGTGTCAGCCTCGATCCTGATTTATCGTTCGCCGCCCTGCCGACACAGGCCAAGGCACGATAAATCGGGATCGTTAGCAGGCTGACACAAACAATGCATCGTTCGCATCGCCGCGTACCACAGACCATGGCTCGATGCCGTGGTCTGTGGTTCATACTTGCAACGGGGGTTACTATGCCTGTTTGCAACGGTTCGAAGGTTCGGGTGCAACCCCCCAACCCCCCTAAGAGCGGGGCGCATCGCTCTCGTCTCTCCTATAATGTTGGTTTCATAGATTCATTCGTCGGTAGTTTCATTGCACTTGTATGTAGACCACAAGTAGGAGTCCCTAGCCCCCAAAAAATGCGGGGGTGTATTTTCATTTGGGTTTTGTGTAAACTGCGGCAGAGACTTAATCGGAGTTATTTATGGCCTTACCTCCTTTGACCCAGCCGATGTTCCTCGGGGACCGAGACCCGATGATCCGCGATCCGTTTGCCCCATCGACTATTGAGCCTGGATATATACGTGACTCGGACCTTGGGTCAGCGTTTGTTCGTTATCCGGCTGCTGGCGGGAGGTTGATTGAGAAGGGCATTGGTGCGTTGATGGACGACCCGTTGGGATTGCTTACGGGTGCGGCGACTGGTGCTTATGATTTCATTCGAGAGAGTGGTGATCCTGCTACGTTTGTTCAGGATCTGGGTATGAGTTTGGGGTTACCTATTGTTGAGAGTGGTCAGCGTTTGGCTGGTGGTGAGTATCCTGGGATGTCTCTTGAGGAGGAGGAAGAGGCTCGGTTATTGGATGCGTTGACGGTTGCAGAGTTAATTCCGTTGTTTGGTCTGGGTGTTAAGGGTGTGACTGGAGCGATGCGTCGTCGGTTACGCGCTGAGAATCCTGACATGACGGATCCTGAGATTGAAGCTATGATGGCTCAGATGGAGGGACCAGGTGATCCAGGGGGCGTGGACTTTGGACCTCGGCCTGCGGAACTGAGTATGGAAGAGCTTCCGGAGACTCCGTTGGCGGAGCTTGAGATTATGCGGGATGATTCTGACACGACGCTTGGCGGCATTCCTATGGATCCGATTGAGATTGAGATGATCAACGCGAGTCGTGTGGAGGACGGAGAAGCACCGTTGCCTGGAGAACAGATCATTGCTCAAGAGTATGATGAGATATTTAACGCGGGTCCGAGGGCGATCCCTCCTGTCCAGACTGCGGAACAAAGACTTAGTGAGCAGCTTGATCGTTATTTTTCTGGTGTAGATGATAATGCGTTCGATGAGATGGAAAGGATTGGCCTTGATTTACAGGGTCTTGGATATAGCGATGTTGATATAGCTGATGCGTTTGATAATGCGTTGAGCAGGTATACTCCTGAACAGCGTCGGCAGTTTAGAACTGATGCGGCGGCTTTTGTGGAAGCGGAGGATTATGATCCGGTTATTGCTGGAGACGAAGACGGATTTAACCCGATGGCTGGCGATGTGGATGTGGTTCGCGCAGTCCGCGATGCGGAGTCTGACATTGAGGACAGGTTGAACCTGGAGTTGGGTCGTTATTTTGGTGACAATGACCAGATGACGATCAGCGATGCGTTGGTTGTTATCGGTGAGGATGTAGTAGGTGGATTAGAGGATCTTGATTATGGAGCGGCTGAGACGTTTACGTTTATTGACGAAGCGATGGAGCGTGGTGGTTATACCCCTGATCAACGTCGTCAGTTGATGGATGAGTTATTTCCGCCTGTAGCGACGGAGCCAGGTCAGCCGTTGGATCCGTGGCGGAATGTTGCGGACGCGGACGAGATTCCGGAAGGCGGTGCCCCTCCAGGGCTTCAGGCGTTGGCGAATGCGGTTCAAGAGAACATGGCGAATGATCCGTTGGATCCATTTGGCCCTCCTCCAGGAGCAGGTCCAACCCCGATGAATCAGCTTGAGGCAATGGACTTCAGCCTGACGGGTCAGGACACGGCGTTGAACTCTCGCTTGGATGAGGTTCTGGCGCAGGGTGGTCAGACTAAGTTTGCTAACTTGGATCAGTTTATTAACTATCTGACAAATAACAAGAACAGTGTGACGAACGCGGAGTTAGAGGCTCGTGGTATTACGAAAGCGAACTTTGGGAGCGGCAAGATTGATTTGAACAATCCTGACACTCAGGAGTTGCTTGCTAGAACTCCGTTGAAGGTACGGATATTGGACGGCGCGGACGTTCAGTATAAGAATTATTTCTTGAACAACCCTACGGATTATCGGGAGACGGTGATTACGTTGGCGAATACTCCGTTTGATGGTCCGCAAAGCGGCGTTGGGGATTCGGGGCACTTTGAATTAACGCAGTATTCTATGGGTGGTCCGTCTCTGGTTCACATGCGGACGGGGCAGTTTGACGTTGTTGATCCCCCGACAGAGAACAAAGGTGCGACGGTAGCGGGTAAGACGTTCCACGTTGGCGAGATTCAGAGTGAGGCGACTCAAGACGCGACGAATGTTCGTAAAAGCCGGAGGTTTTTGGAAGCAGTTGGGGGCGGAGACGTTGCTCTAGGGGACCAACGGTTGCAAACTCCGTTCTTGCAGATTGCTCGATTAAAAGCTCAAAAGCGTTTAGAAGAAGATCGACTTGCGTTACAAGCTGCTGGTCAAAAATTCTCCTCTAGTGACTTGGCTAGATTAAATGAGGCAAGAAAAGATTTCAATTATAGAGACGATGGGGGCGCGGGAATCGACGCAGAGATCAAAGCGATTTTGGAAGCAAACGATTTACCTGAGACGTTTTATGAAGACACGTTGAAGGGGATGGTAAACTCTAAATTGTTTGAAGAGGACGTTACTGCGTTTTTAGACGATCTTATCGAAGATGGTGGTATTTTATATTCTCCAGGAGAAGTTGCGAACAGGTTGGGGTATTTTGGGGATGAGGTTAATAGGTTTGCTCAGAACGCGTCCCCTGACGATGTGGGCCTTGGATCATTGTACCAGACGGACAGGATTACGAATATCGCGGTAAAGCAGGCACTTGAGCAAGCCATTAATTCTGGCGCGGACTTTATCACGTTTAACCGTAGTGACTTGGTGAAAAGCATGACGGGCGGTCGTTTAAAGGGTCACCAAGAGTACTACGATAAAATTTTGCCGAAGAACGTCAACAAGTTGATGGAAAGACTTGAGAAGGAGCACAACGTCAAACTGCCACGGTTGGAGAAGCTGGAGTTAAAAACTCAGTCTGGACCCGAACTTGGAAAGGTCAATGGTTTTGCCCTGACGCCTGAGTTAAAAGAAATTTTTAAAGGGTCAGGAATCTCGGCCTATAGAGAGGGTGGACAGGTTAAGATGCGCAGTGGGGTTATGGCGTTGCCAGGAAACGGAGTAGTACGATGAACTATATTGAGATGGCGCAGGACATTGCGAAGCAGGAGGGCATTGATCCTGATATCTTTGTCCGCTTGATTCAGCAGGAAAGCAGCTTTGACCCTGATGCGGTGAGCGAGAAGGGTGCTGCGGGACTTCCAGGAATCATGCCTAAGACTGCGGTGAAACCTGGATATGGCGTTGAGGCTATTAGTGTAGAGGATCGGTTTGATCCGGAGATTAGTCTAAGGTTCGGGGCACAATATCTGAAGGCTATGCTTGACAAGTACGACGGTGATTATGCGAGGGCACTTGCTGCGTACAACAAGGGACCAGGTGGTACTCCTGAAGAGGGGAAGGTTCCGTATGTCAAAGAGACGTATGACTATGTAGGTAGTATCTTGGACCCTGCATCTGCGGTTAATTTGTTTGACGTTGGGGATTATCCTGTTGGGGTTACGGTTCGCGAGGACGTTCAGAGCATTTTGGATTTGGCGGAGGGTTACGAGACGATTCCTGAGATGTTGGATAGGATAAAAGAAGAGGACCAAGACGCGGCGTATAGTTCGTTGGTGCGTCAGTATCAGGCTATAGAAGAGGCTCGAAACGAGCAGCCTGAAATGATCGAACCTATTCAACCTCGACGAAATAGAATAAATGTACTAAGATCCTTGGGCATAGGAGGAATATTTGATGACTGATGCATTCAACGACCCACAGGAAGGCTTTAGCTACCCTGGCGGAACACCTGATAATAGTCCCGTAAATGACAATCAAGGTAGTTTTCTTGATGCACTTGCAAGTTTTTTTGGCGGAGGCGGAGGAAACGCTGACGGGCAAGGTCAGGATTCTACTTCTCAAGACGAGGCGACTGACGGTGACGCGGACGTAGGTCTCATTAATAGTATCTTGATGGGTATAGGCTTGAAGGATCGTACGGACGATTACTATAGGGCCACGTTAGATACGATTAATCGAACCGATGGTGCGGCGGCAGCGGAACGGTATCGCGATTACATTACGGGTAAGGGCGTGTTGTCTGTTCCAGGTGCATTGAGCAACTACGACATAGCAACGATGTCGATTACGGGTCAGCCCTCAATTCCACAGGCACCAGTTCCAACGATTGTTCCGCCACAAGCTCCAATGATACCGATGCCTCAGACCATGCAACCTCCGATGCAGCAGGGTGTTGGATCGTTGATGCAGCCTCCAGGAGCGATTAGACCTCTTGTCTAAGACCGAGTACCGCAGGGCCACGCCCCAGGATTTGACGGGTATTGTAAAACTTGGGGAGGAGATGCATCAGGAGACGGCGTTCTCTAACATAGAGTTTAGCGTGGAGCGCACTGCGTCGGAAACGATGCGGTGCATTTTGGATCCGAATTACTTTGCCAATATCGCGGTTCAAGGGGACAAGATCGTTGGGATTTTGTTTGGTTATCTTGAAAAGCCGTTTTTTACGGAGCAGATAGCGGGATTCGACTGCGTTTGGTACGTGAGCCACGATGCGAGGAACACGATGGTTGGACCTCGGCTCTTGAAGCAGTTTGAGGCTTGGACAAAAATCAATGGCGGTAGTATAGTCTACACAACACTAGGGTCGAACTATAAGTCGGATCGTGTTGGTAAGCTCATGGAACGTATGGGTTTTGAGTGTCAGGGCGGTTGGTATCGGAAAGACATATGAACTTACAAGGTTTACCAGAGGAAGCGTTAAAAGAGATCTTGGCATTGACGGAAGCCAAGAAACGGATGGAGTTGCGTGAAGAAGCGACGGAAAAGTTCATGCCGTTTGCGCATCATGTGTACGAAAACTTTATCGAAGGGGCGCACCACAGAATTATCGCGGAAAAACTTGAACGCGTTGCACGAGGAGAACTCAAGCGGCTTATAATTAATATGCCACCGCGTCATTCGAAATCTGAATTTGCAAGCTACTTGATGCCTGCTTGGTTTCTAGGTAGAAACCCAAAGCTCAAAATCATTCAAGCTACACACAATACGGAGCTTGCGGTGCGGTTTGGGCGCAAAGTAAGGGACTTGATCGATGATCCACAGTATAAAGAAATATTTCCAGACACGATTCTCAAAGAAGACAATAAAGGCGCGGGTAAGTGGGGCACTGACAAAGGCGGCGAATATTTTGCAGCGGGTGTTGGTGCAGCCGTTACAGGCCGTGGTGCGGACTTGTTCATCATTGATGACCCGCATTCGGAACAAGATGCGTTAAGCGAAACGGCATTTGACCACGCATATGAGTGGTACACCTCTGGTCCACGACAGCGTTTACAACCTGGCGGTGCAATCATCCTAGTTATGACACGCTGGGGTAAGAAAGACCTGACTGGGCGGCTGATTGCGAACCAAGCAGGCGATAAAATGGCGGATCAGTGGGAGGTTGTGGAGTTTCCAGCCATTCTGCCGAGCGACAAACCTCTTTGGCCTGAGTTCTGGGAGAAAGACGCGCTACTGTCTATCAAGGCATCGCTGCCTGTAGGCAAGTGGAATGCTCAGTGGCAGCAAACTCCGACGGCATCAGAGTCAGCTATTATCAAACGGGAGTGGTGGCAACCTTGGGAAAAGGAAGAAATCCCCACTGTCGATTACATTATACAAGCATATGATACGGCGTTCTCGAAAAAAGAGACGGCGGACTACTCAGCTATCACAACGTGGGGCATTTTTCACCCAGATGACGGTGGGCCAGAGCAGATCATACTTCTGGATGCGCGACGGGGTCGATGGAACTTTCCTGAACTGAAAGAGGTAGCGTATGAAGAACACGAGTACTGGGAACCGGATATGGTGTTGGTCGAAGCGAAAGCGACGGGGATGCCACTCATTGACGAGTTGCGGTTACGCGGTATTCCAGCACTTGGCTTCTCGCCTGGTAAGGGGAAGGATAAAGTAACCAGAATGCACATGGTTGCCCCGTTGTTCGAAGCTGGTGTAGTATGGGCACCAACGGACAAAAAGTTTGCTGACGAGGTCATTGAGGAAGTAGTTTCATTTCCTAATGGCGATCACGATGACTTTTGTGATAGTATGACGTTAGCTTTGATGCGTTTTAGGCAGGGTGGGTTTATTTCTCTGTACAACGAACGCGAAGAGGAAATGGAGATTCCTCGTGTTAAGGAGTATTACTGATGGCGTTGCCACCACTTGTAGATTCTGGGATTCGTCCTGAAGACATGATGCCAACAGAGGCGTCTGTCGAAGTACCCGTTGAACAAATAGAAATGTTTGAGAACGGGGCAGAAGTTATTCCAGACGGCGAAGGTGGGGCAATTGTTCAAGCTCTAGCGGAAGCTATGATGGGAGAAATGGATCAAGAAGAGTTGATTCCGTTTGACGCCAACTTAGCAGAATACCTTGACGATTCGGACATGGGTGAGATTGCAACTGAATTGTTGGCATCTTACGAAGACGACATAGAGTCAAGAGACGAGTGGGAAGAAACATATACCAAAGGATTAGATCTCCTAGGCGTTCGTACTATCGAGCGTTCAGAGCCATTCCAAGGTGCAAGTGGCGTGACACACCCTCTGATTAGTGAGAGCGTTACGCAGTTCCAAGCACAAGCGTATAAAGAACTACTGCCTGCTGGCGGTCCAGTTAAGACACGTATTGCTGGTTTACAGAACCAAGAGACAGAGGCGCAGGCCAAGCGCGTCAAAGACTACATGAACTACTTGATCATGGAAGAGATGGAAGAGTTTGATCCGGATATGGATCAGCTTCTGTTCTATCTACCACTGTCTGGTTCTACGTTTAAGAAGGTATACTTTGATTCTGTTCGCAACCGCCCAGTATCTAAGTTTGTCCCTGCACAAGATGTCGTGGTTCCATACTCAGCGAGTGATCTAGCGACTGCGCCACGCATTACGCACGTTCTGAAAATGTCAGACAACGATCTGCGTAAACAACAGGTCATGGGTATGTATCGCGATGTGGAGCTTTCCGCAGCGGGAGATGACGAAGAAAACCCAGTGCGTCAGAAGGTAGACGAATTACAGGGTACATCTAAGTCTTACATGGATGATGTCCGCACAGTATTAGAAATGCACGTTGATCTAGACATCGAAGGTTTTGAAGATGTCGATGAGAACGGAGAAGCGACAGGAATTAAACTTCCATACATTGTTACGTTAGATCGGGATAGTTCTACTATTCTGGCTATTCGCCGTAACTACATGGAAGGTGACCCCTTCAAACAAAAGATCCAATACTTTGTTCACTACAAGTTCATGCCAGGTCTAGGCTTCTACGGCTTTGGTTTAACCCATATGATTGGGGGTCTTGGTCGTGCGGCAACGAGTCTCCTCCGACAACTGATCGACGCAGGTACTCTTGCCAATCTCCCAGCAGGATTCAAGGCCAGAGGGGTGCGGGTTCGTAATGATGACGAGCCGTTGCAGCCTGGGGAGTGGAGGGACATTGACGCACCTGGCGGAAACATACGGGACTCGATCATCCCGCTGCCATACAAAGAACCGTCTGGTACGCTGGCACAGCTTCTAGGAGCACTCGTAGAGGGCGGAAGACGCTTTGTGTCAGTAGCTGACAACGCAGTGAGCAACATGAACCAGGAGATGCCTGTAGGCACTACTGTGGCGATGCTAGAGCGCGGCATGAAAGTTATGTCGGCTATTCACAAACGGCTGCACTACGCTCAGAAAAACGAGTTCCGCATTCTGGCACGGATTATTGCAGAGAATCTGCCTCCAGCATATCCATATCCTGTAGCCAACGCAGAGTCTTCTATTAAAGTCACAGACTTCGACGGACGGGTTGATATCCTGCCCGTCAGTGACCCAAACATCTTCTCGATGGCCCAACGTGTATCGTTAGCACAAAGCCAGCTACAGCTTGCCCAGTCTAATCCTCAGATGCACAACCTCCACGCTGCATACCGTCGTATGTATCAGGCACTAGAAGTGCAGAACATTGACGAGATACTGCCACCATTGCCACAACCGCAGCCAACAGACCCTGCACAAGAACATGCGGAGGTTATCAAAGGCGCAGGGTTACAAGCATTCCCTGGTCAAGATCACAACGCGCATATTATGGCGCACGTTGCGTTTATGCAGACTCCGATGGTTATGGCGGCTCCAGCAGTACAAGGTGCAATGTACGGGCACCTACAGGAGCATATCTCACTGTTGGCACAGGAGCAGGCGATGCAGCAGGTACAGCAACAAATGCAGCAGGTGCAGTTACTTGTTCAGTCTGGCGGTATGAGCTTGCAAGAGGGCGAGATGCAAATGCAACAGCTTCAAATGCAGATGCAAGACCCAGCGGCGTTGGCACGAGTTGTCGCTCAGATAGAGCAGACAATCGTACAGCAGGTTGCGCAGATGCTAACCCCACCACCGCAAGACCCAGCGGCAGATCCGCTTGTACAAATCCGTATGCAAGAGTTGGGACTCAAGCAGCAGGAAATGCAGATGGATGCTCAGAACGACCAGAACAAACTGGCGTTGGAAGCGGCGAAACTACAACAACGTGCAGCTACGGACGCAGCGCGGCTTGAGACGCAAGAGGAGATTGCGGACGAACGTAACGCGGTTAACCGCGAACGGATTGATGTACAACGTCAGAGGATGAGCTAATGCCCTTAAAGAAAGGTAAGTCTAATCAGACTGTTAGTGACAACATCAGTAAGTTGAGAAGCGAAGGCTACAAGCAAGACCAGGCTGTAGCCATTGCTTTAAACCAAGCAGGTCGCAAAAAGCAAAATAAGTACGAGGGTGGGGTCATTAAAGACTTCAGTCCTATTGCGCGGCCTCAAAGGTTTTCAGGTATCTTCTAATGGATCCCGTTAGCTGCGTTGCATTAGCTACGGGGGCGTACAAAACGCTCAAAGCAGCTATTTCTACGGGCAAAGACATTCAAGAGATGGGCAACACGATAGCAACGTGGGGTCAAGCGTTTAGTGATTTCAATCGGTTAGAAGAACGTCAGAAAAACCCGCCTTGGTGGGAGAAGACGTTCAAGGGTTCTGATGAAGAAACCGCAATCTTGATTTGGAATCAGAAGCGCAAGATGGAACAAATGCGCAAAGAAATAAAGGACCACATTAGTTTTGTGTACGGTCCTTCAGCTTGGGATGAAGTCCTTCGAATTGAGGCAGAACAGAGACGTATTCGCAAGGAAGCCGCGTATCGTAAGCAAGAGTTCATAGATAACTGCATTAACTGGGCGGTTGGTATTGTTGCGTTTTTAGTTGGCGGAGTGATTTTGGCGGCGGCAATTTGGATTGTCGGTAAGGCAAGGGGACGTTGGTAATGCTGTATATACTTGTGTTTATACAATACATTCCATCAACGACACTAAAGTATTACCAGATAGGGCCATCATATAGCACGTTTGAAGAATGCGAACAGGAACGCAGAAAAGCAAAAGAGGGTTTAATAGTTCACAACAGCCAAACGGTGGCTTGTCTTGAGGTTAGTGGAAATTAAGCCAAATGTCTGGTGTGTGTACAAAAACGGGAAAGTTGTTATAATTACCACCCATAAACGGATAGCCGAAAGGTATGCGAATGAAAAAGGAAGATTACGATCTAAACGGAAACGGAAAGATTGATCCCGATGAGCGTGAGATCATGCTCGAAGATCGCCGCCGCCGCATGGAAGATCAAGATGCTAAAAGAGACACGCAGAGGCGACTCACAATAGCGTGTACTGCTGGGATGCTTGTCTATCCGCTAGTTATCTTTCTCGCAGTCTGGGTGGGCTTAGATCGGGCCGCAGAGCTAATTACCGACATAGCAAGTGTTTATGTGATTGGAGCGAGTGGCGTGGTCGCAGCTTACTTTGGTTTCAATGCAATGGAAGCCAATGTTTCGCGGAAAGAAAACGTAGATGTCCGGTGAAGAGTTAGTCACGCACCTCATAGTGAAGTTGCTTGAGTTAGTGCTTGGCGTAGAGATGACCTTATATGGGAGTGTAATGGTATGATTCAGGCACTAATAGGACCGATTACAGAGTTAGCTGGAGGTTGGCTCAAAGGGAAAGCAAACGCACAAGCAGCGGCTGCAAACCTTAAACTTGTAGAAGCGGAAGCCAAGGCGACGATTATGAAGTCGGCTGCTACGTCAGAAGCTGATTGGGAACGGCTGATGGCGCAAGGTTCGCAGAACTCGTGGAAAGACGAGTGGCTCACTATTTTGTTTTCGGTGCCGCTTATTCTCTGCTTCTTACCGTTTGAGTGGGCGGAGAGGGCTGTACAGAACGGGTTCGCAGCATTGGAGTCTATGCCAGACTGGTATCAATACACGCTTGGTGTTATTGTAGCGGCAAGTTTTGGTGTACGTTCTGCAACTAAATTCTTTGGAAGGAAGTAAAATGGCTTACAAACTAGGAAAACGTAGCGTGGAGAAGCTAGAGGGTGTGGATGAGCGCATGGTTGCTGTTGTCCGCCACGCTATTTCGGTGACGAAGCAGGACTTCTCTGTGATTTGTGGACTCAGAACCATCGAAGAGCAACGCGCATTGGTTGCTAAAGGTGCAAGTCAAACCATGAAATCAAAACACCTGGACGGTATTGCCGTAGACCTTATGGCCTATGTGGATGGGGGCCGATGGGAGTTGAATTTGTATGATGAGATCGCAGATGCGATGGCAGAAGGTGCCCGTGCAGTTGACGTTCCGATCCGTTGGGGTGCGGCATGGACTGTGCCAAACATTGCGCAGTGGGATGGCGACATGGAGTCAGCTATGAATGACTACATCGATACTCGTCGCTCACAGGGCCGTCGTCCTTTTATCGACGCGCCACACTTTGAACTTATGGTATAGGAGGTCAATATGGCTGATCGAAGTAAAGACATTGAGGACGCGGTATCAGAAGCGTTGTCTCCTCCAGATAATAGAGGGTTTTTAGAAAAAGCAAAAGATGCTCTTACAGATCGTGCTGTTCGCGCCCAAGACGCTATGTCTCATTACCGAGCGGTAGGCGAGCTTCCTGATGAATACCGCAAATCAAAAGACCCTGGAAAAATTAAAAAAGATCCAAAACCACCAAGAAAAATGGGCGGGGAAAAAATTTTCCAGCACCCATTCAACCGTCGAATCTCAAACGCACTAGGTACATCAGAGCTTCCTGTTGGTAATCAGGTTCCAAATCGGATGCGACCCGCAGGATCAACATATAAGTCTGGCAATCTAACTCAAAAATTTGCTCCAGGCGGCAAAGTTGAGATTCGTTCTGGGGATGTTCGTGATAACCCTAAACGCGGGAAAACATACTAATGGTTAATATTATGATCAGCGTTCTACCGGATGGCATTCCGGTAGATAAGATGGAAGAGACAGAAGAGGGCTACACATGTCCTCTTCCTACACAAGACCCTGAGTTAAATGAGATGAATCGAGACATGGCGATTGCGGATCACAACTATCGTGAGCCGAACACAGGTGTCTCGTTTCGATCAGATCAAGTTTGTGGAAGTTGTGCAATGTACAACCAAACAGAAGATATGCTTGAGTGCCTTGGAGACGAATCAGGTAATACAGGGTATTGCCAGAGCCTCAAGTTTGCGTGTATGAAAGAAAATACATGTGACTTATGGGCAGAAGGTGGCCCAATCACATCAGACATGCAAGAGGATTACAAGGACAACCTATAATGGATGTTGTCGACTTGGCAAAATATCTGTATAAGAAAATGCAAGAGCGGGAAAAAGATTTAACTTCTGCTCTGGCACATGGTTCTGTTCAGAATTGGGAGCAGTACAAAATGACAGTGGGAGAGATACGGGGTCTCTCTTTCGCGCGTGAAGAAATCAAGACCCTGTTGGAGAAAAACGTAGACGATGTCGAAGACCTTATATCTTCCTGAACACGTTGCGCAAAAAATGAACAAAGAACGAGAAGAGGCAAAGGCCGATTCTTCTGCTTTGGACAGCGCATATGTAGATCCTGGCAAACGCGAACTGGATCCTTCTCTCCTAGACAAATCACTACTCGAACGTCTCCCGCAGCCCACAGGTTGGCGGGTTCTTGTTATGCCATATCAAGGGCAGGCAAAGACGGCGAGTGGGCTTTATATTCCTGATGAAGTTCGGGAACGGGAGTCCGTTGCTACGGTTGTAGCGTATGTGATGAAGCTAGGTCCACTGGCATACAAAGACCCAGATAAGTTTGGGCCAGACTGTGAGCCGTGGTGTGAACAAGGCCAATGGGTATGTATTGGTCGTTACTCAGGTTCTCGCTTTAAGATTGATGGTGGCGAAGTACGCATCATTAACGACGACGAAGTGATTGCCACAATCTTGGAGCCGACAGATGTCAAACACGTATGAAGAAGAAAAACCTGAAGTAGAAACAGAAGACGAAGGCCAAGAAGTATTTCTTGAGTCTGACGATTCTGAGGAACCTGAAGAAAAAGTAGCGGTTGCAGAACAGGAACCAGAGCCAGCCTCTGGTGACGAAGAGCTAGAAAGCTATTCGAAAGGTGTTCAAAAGCGGATTAAGCAGTTGAATGATCGTTACCGTAATGAGCAACTTCAACGCGAAGAAGCTGTTCGTATGGCGGAGCAGTTGCTCGATGAGAACAAAAAGCTCAAGAGCAGAGTTGAGAACTTAGACTCTGGTTACTTAAATGAGTATGGCGCACGTATCGAGAGTCAACTTGACGCGGCAAGACGTGCGTACAAGGACGCTTACGATGCAGGTGACGCGGATGCTATGATTGCTGCGCAAGAGTCGTTGGCACGAGCTACGGCGGAATCTGACCGTTATACGTTGGCTAAGAAAAAAGCCGAAGAGCGTGTTGCAGTGCAAAGAGCGCAGCCTCAACAACAAGCGCAGCCTCAACAGCAGTATCAGCAGCCTGTTCCACAGCAAGCACAGCCTGATCCAAAGGCACAGCAGTGGGCTGAAAAGAATGAGTGGTTTGGTCAAGACGAAGTTATGACATATGCCACATTTGGGATTCACCGTAAACTTATTGAGGAAGAGGGGTTTGACCCAAACAGCGATGAGTATTATAGTGAAATAGATCGTAGGTTGCGTTCGGAGTTTCCGAACAAGTTCCAACCTGCGAAGAAATCGGGATCGAATCAGGTCGCTTCTGCTGGTTCATCTGCATCTCGCAATCCAAAACAGGGGCGTAAGAATAGCGTGAAACTATCACCATCGCAGATCGCTATTGCAAAAAAGCTGAATGTTCCTCTTGAGGAATACGCCAAGTATGTAAAGGATTAAACAATGGCTGATAGAAAACCACGCGCTCAAAATACCCGAGATTTAGACACTCGTAGAAAACCATGGGCACCGCCCAGTCACCTTGCTGCACCACCCGCACCTGATGGGTATGTGCATCGTTGGATTCGAGTCGCAATGCGCGGCGAAGAAGACAAAATGAACGTAAACGCAAAGCTGCGTGAAGGATGGGAACCTGTTCGTAAGGACGAGTATCCAGACTACGAAGCACCAACTATCGACGATGGTCGTTACGAGGGCGTTATCGGGCAAGGCGGATTGATGCTGTGCCGCATCCCTGAAGAAACAGCCCGTGAAAGAAACGAGTATTACGGGGGCCGGACCCGAGAACAAATGGTAGCTGTGGATCAGGACTTGATGAAGGAACAACATCCTTCAATGCCGATCAATCAAAGTCGGCAAAGTCGTGTAACTTTCGGAGGCCGTGAACGCGACTCCGAGTAATTTAGAGGATTGCTACTATGGCAAATACTAATGGTGCATTCGGACTACGTCCGGTGGGCGTCCAGGGTTCTGGCGCAAACACCACTGGTACGACAGAGTATCGTATTGCCTCTGGTAACACTAACGCGATCTATCAAGGTTCTCCTGTTATTCCGCTGTCAACTGGTTTCATTGACATTGTTGGCGCGGCAGCAGGTGGTACAGTAGGTCTACTTGGTGTTTTCTGGGGTTGTGAATACGTTTCGTCTACTACTGGTGAAAAAGTTTTCTCAAACTACTGGCCTGGTTCAGGCGCGGACTCTAACCATCCGGTTAAAGCCTTCGTCTATGACAACCCAGCCCAAACATTCGTTATCACTTCAAGTGCTTCACTAACAAGCGAAGCAACTGCTCGTGGTCACGTCTTCGCAAACGCGAACTTTGCAGCAGGTACTTCTGGTTCAACGACCACAGGTATTTCATCTGCTACATTGGGTGTTAGCACAATCGCCACCACCGCAGCATTGCACTTGCGTATCATCGGGATTCAAGACGATCCTGAGAACCAAGACTATACAGCGGCTGGTATTCCACTAATCGTACGTTTGAACAACAGCTTCAATGCGCCTAACGGTGCTATCGTCGCTGGTACTGTTTCGAACACAGGCGTATAAGGAGACTAACTTATGGCTATCTCTCGCGCACAACTAGCGAAAGAGTTGGAACCAGGTCTTAACGCCTTGTTTGGTATGGAGTACTCTCGGTACGAAAACCAACATGCGGAGATCTTTACAACAGAATCTTCTGATCGTGCATTCGAAGAAGAGGTTATGTTGAGCGGTTTCGGCGCGGCACCGACCAAATCGGAAGGTTCCTCAATTAACTTTGACGACGCTAACGAAGCATACACTGCTCGTTACAACCACGAGACCATTGCGTTGGCATTCTCGATCACAGAAGAGGCTATCGAAGATAACCTTTATGATCGTCTTGGCTCACGTTATACTCGTGCGTTGGCTCGTTCAATGGCACACACAAAGCAAGTTAAGGCGGCAGCGATCCTTAACAACGCATTTACTGCTGGCGCATCTGCTGGCGGTGACGGCAAAGCATTGTGTGCAACTGACCACCCACTTACTTCAGGTGGTACATTTGCCAACGAACCATCAACTCCAGCGGACTTGAACGAAACATCTCTTGAAGATGCTTTGATCAACATCGCAGGCTTTGTTGATGAGCGTGGTCTAAAAGTCGCTCTACGTGGCACAAAGTTGGTAATCCCTCGTCAGTTGCAATTCGTTGCAGAACGTCTGATGGTTTCTAACTTGCGCGTTGGCACAGCGGACAACGATGTAAACGCAATCCGTTCAATGGGAATGTTGCCTGAAGGCTATGCCGTCAACGACTTCCTAACGGACCCAGATGCGTTCTTCATCAAGACAGACGCACCTCGTGGATTCGTCCACTTCGAGCGTACTCCGATGTCAACAAACATGGAAGCTGACTTCGACACAGGTAACATGCGCTTCAAAGCGCGTGAGCGTTACAGCTTCGGGTTCTCTGACCCACGCTGTGTGTTCGGTTCACCTGGCGCATAATTTATGCTACAATGAGGTTGTCCTTTTCATTTTGGACACCTCCCTGTTGGACTGGGGCTGCTTCGGTAGCCCCTTTCTTTTTGCTTAAAACTTCTGTATGGTTGGTATATCCCTGACAGCTACATGGTGTAGCTGACACTAGCCGAGACAGGAGATACCCATGGCTAACACAACTTTTAGCGGTCCAGTACGCTCAAAAGGCGGATTCAAAGAAATCGATGAAAACGCTACAACTGGTGCAATCACAGAGAACATCTCAATCACACACGATGGAACAAACAGCGTTGTGATCATTAAAGACCTACCGACATCTGACCCATCTGTTGCAGGACAAATCTACAGCAATTCAGGCGTTTTGACTGTCTCCGCAGGATAAGGAGGTAGATCATGGCTGGTCCAGTCAGTGCATATAATTGGGTTCAAGGAACGGCGGCTGCGGTTGTCGGTCCATCTCGTTCTCGTTTACGGCAGGTTGTAATTTACGGTGCGGCTGCGGGTGCGTTCACGTTGAA